AAATCTGCATCTGTTATAGCAGGAATGGAGGAAGGAAAAGAGATTGCTCTTATTGAAAGACAAGTTAGCGAAATCTTAATAGATGGTTTGCAAGTTGACATATTTAAAAGTGGAGGAAGAGGATTCCAAGTTGAATTTATTAAAAGATACCTATCTTATGTCGCACAAGAGAAAGCTTTACCTACTTCTATAAATGATTTTCTACAAAAACTATTAGTTCCAAACCCTCTCACTGGAGAAACTTTCTTTACAACCAACTCTCTAGAGAAGGTTCGTTCTTCTGTCGAAAGAATACGAAACAGAATAGATAATGAAATCTTTCGTGAGCACAATCCTATCTTTGCAAAGAAAGAAACTCCCAATGAAGTATACATAGAAAAAGTGGGAGATATTAACGATAGTGGTTTTGTTTTTGAAGGCAAAAAAACAGTTAACGACCAAACATGGAAGATATTCAGAATAGTTTATCCATCTAATCCTGAATACAACAGGCTTTTTACTTATAAAAATGGTCACTTTTTTAATAGGCAAGGAGTAAGTGTTACTCCCCAGTATGTAGGAGAGAAGGGAGGATTTCTAAAAGAGAGTACAAAAACAGAGAAGAATGGAAAACATCTCGATGACTTTGTGAGATTTGTAAGAAGAGCAGGTGGTGAATATGACCATCGAGTTGAAGGTTCTTATAAAAAACACTTTGGTATGGACGATTATGTTATACCTGAAGGTTGGTCAAAAGCAGAAGCCACTACAGGTAAGGGTACGCATGAGTACGCCTTTTTACCTGACAATCTTCTCGATGATGCGGCGGTTGCTAGGCTTGAAGAAGATTACTTGATGAATCTGTTAGGAAGTGATGACCCTGCTTTCCAAGGTTTGTTTTCACAAGTGCTAACACAAATGAATGATAAGCTTATATCTGTAGGGATAAGTCGAGATTTAGCAAAAAATTCTCTGAAACAGTTTTCTCCTGAAGTTGAGTTTATCGGAAAAGAAAACATCGCAGTTATATACGATGGCTTGATGGCTAATGACATGGAGAAGCTTTTAGGGATTTTTAAAAATGAAAAGACTTTAAACAGTATGTTGAAAAATAATTATTCGACCAATAGTTTGATGCAAAAAGCAGTACGTTTTGCAGTAGGGACTGCAAACCTTTTGAAGCGGTGGGGTATTACTTCAATGCTTACAGGTGTAGTAGACATAGCTACAAGGTTTCTCGGAGTCAACAGGTTCACTGCTCCTATCATTATGATGGCTTCTATAGGGCAACAAATGAAAGTAGGAACTTTTTTGAAGTCGATGACCCTCGCTCCTACTTTGGGAGTACTGGATATATTAAAGTCAGGGTTAGGTAAATCTAATTTTACAAGTAACTATCTATTGGTAGCTCCACCAGATGAAGTACTTATAAAAGCCAAGATGGGTGGAGCAACAAGAGATTGGACAGCAGGACAACTTAGAGAAGCTATTAATTTTGAAGGCATCGAGTCAAGTAGAGCAGACTTTGATTTTTACGATACCCTTTGGAATAAGTTTCTAGTTGAATTGAATAGAACAAAAACAGGAAAGAAAGGTCGTAATAAACTTGATAGATTTCTTCTAGACAGGATACTTCCTGGCAGGAAGAACTTTGGTAATGCGCTTGCTAGGTCGCAAGATGCAGAAATGAGAAGACTTGTTTTTGTTGAAGCTTTGGAATCAGGTAAATCTGTAGAGGTTGCTTCAGAGTTAGCACGTAGGTCTATGCTCGACTATAACTCTCTAACTGAACTTGAAAGAGATCTCTTATTAAAGCTTTATTGGTTTTACTCTTTCAATAGAGTCATGGGTTCTGAAGTCATCAATGCATTTTATCGTAATGCTACGCAAGGCATCGACCCTTCATTGCGTATACTAAAAATACAGAACGCAATGTCAAAAGAAGCTGCAGAAGACTATGGTGCTTACACTAGCATGCAACAAGGTGCGTTGTACAATCTTTATGTCGGAGCTATTGATGGTACAAACGCCTATGTATCAGGCCCAGAGAACCCTATGATGCAAGGGTTTCAGTTTATGATGATGGCTCCGCTGTATATTGCATCAGCTTTGGATTCCACAACGAACCCTAAAACTCAAGAAGATGAAAAAGCTAATTGGGAGCTTTTAAAAAGCTTGGGAGAAAAAGTAGCACTAGATGGAAGTCCTGCGAAAAGCCTACTCTTTGATTTTGGTAGAAAAAGGAAAGTATCTTTTCCTCCAGAGTTAATCTATCAAGCAGAGGCTCAAGGTTTCCTAGATGATCTGGTAGATATGTATAGTTTGAAAAAAGTTCGTCGAACACCAGGCAGGTCGTTGGCAGAAGGAGGCTTTTATTATAACTTCGATGATGCTAGACCAGAAGGCTATTATAAGTATTTATTACATAGGTTAATCGGGATGACAGCTCTTGGTCAGCTGTCTTTGGTAACTGATGAAGCTGAACTACCTCTCTTAGGCTTTGGCCCTGCTTCAATGCAACGTGCAGAAAGAGATAGGATTAGAGCGGAGATGTTCGCAGAAGGTGGACTCGCACCATACTACATAAAAGGTTTGAACAAACAAGGATTAGATGTAGGCGAAAACACCGCTCGGCTTTTATATTACTTAGGCTTGGCTAGACCAGGCAAAGACAAACCTTCGTCAAAACAGATTATCTATCCTTTACGTCAGGCTTTGAAGTCCTTTAAAGACTTCGACAAATCTACAGAGTAAAATATGGAACACAAAAAACTTGTCGAGTACTTCGATACTCAAGTGAACACTTCGTTTACGAGCTTTGAGATTAAACCTACAACCCAGATGTTGCAGACTATACCGACTCTCTATGGTACTTTGTCAGCGCTCTACATCTATGGTGATACACTCAGTGGAGCAAACGCATTGACGGTGCGTATCAGTGAAGACAACGAAGGCGACAAGTGTATTATTGCTGACACTCAAGTAGGCTTATGCCAAGGTATCACAACCACAACCAAGACTTCATCTATAGTCAAGATAGAGATAGATGTGGCTGATGCTTGGCCTAGTCAGGTATGGATAAAAACCGATGCAGGTACGGTAAAAATCAAAGAAGTAAAGATTACCTGGAGAATATGATGGCTGTACAACCTGCAAATGTAGATGCCTTTGGTAATAGCTCAGGTGCTTTCTCGAATAGCGAAGTTGAATCTGACTTATCGTCACAAATCAATGGAGTAACACAGAGCTTTGTGACTCCGTTAGCCTTTAATACAGACTCGTTGGTGGTATATTACAATGGAGTAAGACAAAGAACTGGAGTAGAAATATCCATAGTCGATGCTCGAAACTTCACAACAACTTTTACACCACAATCAGGTACGGTATTGGTTGCGGTATATAAACCTTTATAGGAGATAAAAATGGCTATACAACTTGTTAGAGATCAGCTTATAAACTCGATTATTGACACATCTAAACTCGCAGATGAAAGCGTTAGCTTCGGAAAAATTCTTGCCAGTGACATCGAAACTTCACTTTCAGGTGGCGCACAAAAGATTGCAACAGCAAACGCTATTAAAACTTATGTTGATAGTCGAGTTCCTGACGCATTTTCAGGTGGTGACGGTATCGCTATTGCTACAGGTGGTGACCCTGATGTAATCAGTGTTGACCTTGCTACAAATCCAGGGTTGCAATTCACCTCCAACAAGCTTGACCTTAAGCTTGCAGATGGAACTCTTACAAAAGACGCAAATGGTATTTCAGTAGGACAAATCGCAAATGCTCAAATCAGTAACTCAGCAGCTATTGCTATTAGTAAGTTAGCAGCATCAACTATTTCAAGTAAAGCTCTTGGTTCAAACCTTGACTCAGTTACTCCTGGTAATGGACTCACAGGTACTGCTTACAATGGTAGTGCAAATCAAACTTTCGCTGTACAAGTAGAAGGTTCTACACTTAGTGTAGGTCTTAATGGTGTTAAGGTTGCAGACGGAGGAGTTACTCCTAGTCAATTGGCTTTTCAATCAAGACAAGATGTTTTTACACCAAACGGTAGTACTTCTGCTTTCAACTTAACAACTGCTCCTTCTGCTCCATTTTATAATTTCATTATGGTATTCCGTAATGGTCTGCTGCAGAAGAAAGTAGCAGGAAGTGCAGGTGCTGATGAGTACGTTGTATCTGAATCTGGTGGTACAGTTACAATTACTTTTGGAGCTAACGTTCCAACAGGTGGAACATTCGAAGTTCGTTACCTAGCATAGACACTAGTTTGTAAAGGAAGCCCCACACGTATGTGTTATGATATGCGTGTGGGGCATTTTATTATGAGGTACAAGATGACAAAAGAAGAATGGATGAGGCATATTCTGGGACAAGGTGGCGCACTAACTATTGCTTGTGCTGCACTTTGGTATATTTCTCAGTTGTATGTAGACCAAATAAATAATATGATGACAAGGTGTGATGATGATAGAGAAATGTATCAGGAACACATGCAAAAGCTTTCAACAAAACTTGATGATATATCGAGAGATGTGAAAGATGTACGTAATGCCCAGAACAAACTAAAGAGAAGGAGCACTAACAATGAAAACTAAGTTACCTAGCTATAGACCATATGGTCAGTCGATGCCCAAAGGAAAGACAGAACGAGTAGAGTACGCTCAACTTTCAAAGCCTAAGAAAGGTGGGATGAAAAAACCCAAAGTATCTTTTAAAGGTTACCCTTACAGGAGCGACAGCAAATGAGTAAAATAGATGTATCTCCTGCTTCATGGCAAAAGGTTTTTGCACTGGTAGGTAAACTTATACGCTATGCCAAAGGTGGATTCACCAAGGCAGAGAAGCAAGAACTCTTATCTGATTTGTTCGATGTACTAGGTGTCATTGCTGATGACATTGGAGAAGACATTGGCAAGAGGTAAGCGTAACATAACAAAGGTTATCATTCATCACTCCGCAAGTCCAGTTGGCACTACAGTAGAGCAGATCAACCAATGGCATTTAGACAGAGGGTGGTCAGGTATTGGTTATCACTATGTTCTGCTCGAAGATTGTACCATTGCTAAAGGTCGTTCACTAAATAAGCAAGGCGCACATACCAAAGGAGAGAATAAAAACTCAATTGGTATCTGCGTCACTGGCAATTTCGAGGACTATCACTGCCCTGCTCCAAGGTTTTCTGCACTGATGGCTCATGTATCCACACTGTTGTGTGACTACAACTTGACATGGAAAGATGTATACTACCATCAGCAGTTTGCTAACACTGCCTGTTGTGGTAAGTTTCTCATCGAACAGGTGAAGCAATTCCTTAAGGGTAGGGTGTGAAAGATTTTGTTGAAGGATACCTCGGACATGGTGAAGTAAAAAAGGTTGCACACATCGCAGGCTTACATGCGAACTCTGTCTATGCATGGATAAAGGGAAGGAATCAACCTAGCCCTCTATCTCTTATTTGGTTTCTTCGAGCATTATCCCAGTATAAAAACCTATCCTATGAGTTCTTGTGGATAGAGTATATCTATACTTTAGAAGGCGACAAGAACGCAAAGGAAAGTGCAAGGGAATGGGTGAAGAACTCTCTATCCCTCCCACCGTCCGTCTAGAACTTGTAGTTGAGCAGGTGGTGCAAGATACCATCCCTTCTTGAGCTTGCCACTTCTTCTGCATCTTCTTCCTTCATTCTGTAGCTCTGCTCCAAGTCGAGCAAGAAGAGTAGGATAATAGTTTTCGTACACCATCGGCTTGATGGTGCTGAGTTTGTAGATGTCTTCGACCATCTCAGATACAGTGAAGTACTTGCCTGCTCTGTCAATCAAGTAGCCTGCTACTAGTTGCTCATGTATTCCAACAACTGAATGACGTTCATTTTCGGAGCTACTCATCTCTTGCTCTTCTGATGTCAACCACCATATCTCACCTTCATTGAATCGATGCACTGCTTCTGCCCAGATCTGGTCTACTGCTTCTTCCAACTTCTTGACATCGTATGCCATCTTGTGTTTCTCACCTTCAATAGAGATGAACCAGTATCGTCTGGAGCCTGTCTTATCCTTGAAGATACCGACATCATCATCGTTTGTCGAACCAACAAATACACAGGAGCGAGGTTCTTTCACTTCATGCTTTGTGTATACTTTCCTGAAGGTGTCGAACTGTTCATCGAGAAAGTTCTTGATTACATTCGCATCCTTCTTTGCCATCACAGCCAGCTCTGCCATCTCATGTATCCAAGCTGTACGCAGGATTGAGCGACCATCCTTCTCACCAATGTTTATCTTGGAACTATTGTACCAGGAGTATCCTGTGATAGGACATGCACCTGCTAGTGTCCTGAAGAACGTACCCTTACCATGGCCTTGTGGAGCTTTCAATACAGCCATTGTATCTACTTTGCATCCAGGCTTCAGGCATCTTGCGATGGTAGAGATAGCCCACTTCTTTGCATACACTCTATTCAGTGGAGTGTCTTCTGCTCCTAGCCAGTCGATGAATAAAGTTTCAAGTCTTGACTCTCCTTTCCATTCTAATCCTTCGAGCCATTCCTTCAGTGTATTTCTTTTGTTACGCTCGGCATGTAGGATGATAGCTTGCTCAACAAACTTTAGACTCAATGCTTTACCAGTAAAGTACTTCATCCTTAGCCTGTTCATTATCTCAATCTCCAGGGAATCTGTCAATGGTTTGTCTTTGTAGTAGACTCGCTGTCTTATCTCACACAACCAGATGTCCATCTCTTCTTTGTCGATGAGCTTCATCAAGTTGTCAACGGTAGGAAGCACAGACCATGCAGTCTGCTTGTCATTGTACCTGAGTTCGATGTCTAGATCTGTATGGATGCAGTCCATGTTGGTCTTTCGTTTGTTGCACTCAGTGACTCGATACCTAGATAGCCCGAAGACATCAGTAGTCTTTGATATAAATGCACTGCCTATTGTATCTGAGCCGATGGCATAGCACTGGTAGTTACCTCGATGCTTGGGTAGGCTATCCCATTGCTCGATGTACCAAGCAAGAGTATGGTATGAACCATCGCTACCCTTAAGTTGGATAGACGATGGGACTTTCATCTTAGTGTATCGTTCCTTTTGATTAGATATATCACTAGCGTCAGGAGCAATATGATTAACAACAGGTTGTGGTGTTGGTGCTGATGCATGCAGATGTAACAGTTTCTCCACATCAAGTTGCTGTCCATCGTTTGTGTTGTAAAACTTGAACTCATCTCGATCGATTCGTACTGATGGTACGTACCAAAACCTCGAACAATCCTTCGTTTGTATATCGTTTTCGGGGAATACATTGTGCAAGACCATCCAAATCTTTTTAAACTCATCAGGAGATACAGGCCTGGAGAATGGAGCAATGACTCGGAAGGCATCCTTGCCTTGCTTGGCAGGTGACTGATGCGAGTATGTCGAGTACGCAACATAGCATAGCGGTGAAAACCTTGTTAGCACATCTTGTGTTTCTACACTTGACAGGCCATCAAAGTCGAACACCATCGCTTGTACTGTCTTCACTTGCTCCATGCTCCTTGAACCTGACGCACCATCTATCCATGCGACAGGACAAAACATTCTGGCATGGAGCTTTCCTCTTTCGTTACCCTTCTCATCTGCTCCCATATCCTTGATGACATGATGTTGACGCACCATCTTTGACAGGTTGATCCTTTCTCTTTTCGCCTGCCTTAAAGAGTTTGTCGAGAACCATCCTCTTATAGGTGGTGGGTGTAGTGTGCATGCAATCTCGTACTGGTCTGCTATTTTGTGGACGTTGCTTGTGTATTGTGATAGATTATTGTTACTGGTCATTGGTTTCATCTCCTATCTGGTCAGTGTAAATTTTATCTAGTTTCTGTTTTTTCGGTATCACTATATTCATGGGTAGTGGTACCGATTTTTTTTGTCATGATGTAATCAAGATTGTCAGCCAGATAAAGACCAAGTGCATCTCGTATCGCTGTCTTCACAGTAATAGATTTAGCTTGGGCTATCGCTTTGAATGTATCATAAACTTTGCCATCCATTGTCATGGGGTAGCATTTATTTTGTTGTTTTTTCATTATCTTCTCTCCTGTTCTGGTAAGTCTTCGCCCTTATAGATGTACAGTCCAAGTCCGTGCAGGGCGATAGCCTTTGCTAGGCATCTTTGTATTGAGGTATTGACTTGGAAAGCGTTTGGTTTTTGTACGGTATTGTTTTTGTGGTCTAGTACTGGATGGATCTGTGTTCGGATTACGCCCTCAACATTGACGGACACTTGCACAAATGCACCGCCTTCGGATAGCATGTATGGAATCTGCACACCGTTGGATGGGAATGTGTGTACTTCCCACGTTGCATCAGGGCAAACCTTGAGCAGTTCACCTACTGCATAGCACCATGACAGGTAGCTAAACCTTCCCTTCTTCTCGACATGTCTTGACACGTTGGTGCTATTCAACTTGTCAAACGTAGATCGAGGGTCATCGTATCCGCCGTGAGCATTCTGCTCTACTGTTTCTAGTTCGTACTTCTCTTTGCATGGCACACATATAGGCCACAAAGCTCTTGCTTTTTTCACCATAGCAGTAGCTTGGCTTTCGCACTTACAACATTTTATCATTGCTTCTTCTCCGTTATCATCTCGTTAGTTATTGTTTTATGCCCTATGCTTCTTAGCCTTTCGAGGTCTGCTAGGGTAAAGATTAGCTCGGCCTGAAAGGACTCCAGTTCGTAGCGTTTGGTTTTTGTTTTGGCTTTCTTTATCTGCTCATCGTGTTCTTCGATAAGAACTCTTGTTGCCATAATGAGCCAGTCGATATTTCTTTCCTCACTATTCATCGTCTTCTTCTTTTGGTGCCTTCCCTGGAATCTGCCACAGGATATGGGTGAGCTGTAACTCTTCTGCTATTTTGATTGCTTGCTCACGATTAGTCCCAAGCAAAAACTTTTTGCATGCACCCCACGCATCTGCATAGGCTTTTCGGAATCTGTCCTTGCGACTTGGACGTGTACGCTCGCAGTACTGGACGTGTTGCCAGTTGCGTTTGGCTATCCTTATGTTTTCGTTGAGTATCTCGCACCGCTTCGTACACTGCTCTTCTGTCATGATAGGTTCAATCTCTTCTGGTGACAGGTAGCGAGTAATCCTCCATGTTTCATCGTCGTATACCAATAGGTCATCTCGTATCATCTGTTCTATGAGCAAGGTAGCAGGATTCCAACTAGGGTTTTTCTTCCATGCCTTCCATGCCTTTGTATCACCAGAGCGTATCGTTTGGGTTGATCCGTATCTCCAGTTGTGTACAGTGTAGTGCATCTTCTTCTCCGTTATATGTTGTGCTGATAGGTATTGTTCAAAGTCTTTTTTGTGGTAGCATTCGAGGCTGTACTTACTTGCTTTGCAGTTGCAAGCGTAGCTCCATCCCTCCGTGCTACGGGTTGCTGTGGTGTCAGGAGGTTCATGGCCTGACCAGTGGGCAGTGTAGATAGTAAGGACATCGCTTGTCGATACTATCAGGCACTGCTTCATGCACAGGATTATTCTACTCGTCTTCATGGAGTATCGGATATGCGTTTTTTATGTCACCGATGTAGGCTCCAGAGGTAAACTGCTCTTCTATCTCATGCCATAGCTCTTCTTCGTCATGTTCAAGGTAGCTCTTGAGTCTTTCCTCTACATACCTACCCTCCATAATCTCAGGATAGTAGTGGTTTGTTGTGACAGGTAGACCACCGCCTCTATCAATCAAAGTATTTTCAAGTATCATATTATCCCATAGTAGGTTGATCAGGTTTGTTATCCTCCTGTTTTTTATACCGCTTTTTCCTTGTATGCGAATGAATGTTCTTTCTGCTCTGTCAATCGAAGGAGCTAGTAACTGCAAAGCTTTAGCTTCTCCATGTTGAGTGTACTC